GCTATGGGCTACGGCATGGCTGGGGTGTGGTCATGGATGCAGACGTGTGGTGGAGGATAGTCAGGATTAGTTCAGATGTGTAGTTTTTTTTTTTCAAGCAGAAGACGGCATACGACATTCCGAAACGTGACTGGAGTTCAGACGTGTGCTCTTCCGATCTCCTGACGCGGCTACAGGATGGCGCTCCCCTCCTACTCGAACACGACTGCGACGATCAGATCGGCGTGGTCGAATCCGTTTCCATCGACGCGGACCGCCGGGGGCGGGCCGTCGTGCGGTTCGGGAGAAGCGCACAGGCCGAGGAAATATTCCAAGACGTGCAGGACAAAATTCGGCGTCACGTTTCGGTCGGTTACATCATCAACGATGCACGAATGACCGAAGAGCGCGACGGCGAGGAAGTTTGGACCGTCACGTCGTGGTGTCCTTTCGAAATCTCCATCGTCGCCGTTCCGGCGGATATCTCCGTGGGCGTGGGACGCTCACTCGAGAACGACGAAGAGACCAAAAAACCCGAACCAGTTAATCAACCCGAGGTTACTCCTACAATGACCGAAGAAACCAGAATCCCCGCTCCGGCGGACCATGAGACCGCCATTCGTGCGGCTACCGAGGCGGAGAAGTCTCGCACCCGTTCCATTCTGGAAATGGGCGAGAAGTTCAAGGCCGAAGACCTCGCTCGCGACGCGGTAAAGGACGGCATGACTGCCGAAGCCTTCCAGAGAAGCCTTCTCGATCACGTTAATTCACGCGTTCAGCGCCCGCTGAATGAACAGATGGGCGATATCGAAACCGGCCTGACCGACAAGGAAGCGCGGAACTTCTCCTTCCTGAAGGTAATTCGCGCCCTCGCCGAGCCGACCGACCGTCGCGCCCACGAAGAAGCGAAGTTCGAGTTCGAAGCAAGCCGCGCCGCGGCCGACAAACTCGGCAAGAATACCGACAAGTTCGTGATTCCCCCGGAAGTCCTGACTCGCTCGCTGAATACGAGCAAGGACGGCGCAAGCGCGGGCAACACCGGCGGATTCGGTATCGCGACCACCCTGATGCCTCAGTCGTTTATCGACATTCTCCGCAACCGCACGACCATCATGCAGTTGGGAACCGTCATGGGCGGCTTGGTCGGCAACGTCGATATCCCGAAGCAGGTCGCGGCCTCTCAGGGTTACTGGATGGGTGAGGACGCGGACGCGACCGAATCTAACCTCGAACTCGGACAGATCCACCTGTCGGGCAAGACTGTTGCGGCCTTCTCCGAAATCACCCGTAAACTGATGATTCAGTCGAGCCTCGACGTGGAAGCATTGGTTCGCGCGGATCTCGCGAAGGCTCTCGCTCTGACCATCGACCGCGCCGGTTACTACGGCACGGGCTCCGATCATCAGCCGCTCGGCCTTGTTAACCAGACCGGCGTTAATGCCGTCGCGTTCGCCGGTTCTCAGCCGACCTTCGCGGAATTGGTCGCGATGGAAACCGAAATCGCATTGCTTAACGCTGACGTGAACTCGATGGCCTACGTCGGAAACGCGGCCCTCCGTGGTCACGCGAAGACGACTCTCAAGTTCCCGGGCGTGAACGGCTCCGGCACTATCTGGGAGCAGGGCAACACCATCAACGGTTATCGGACTGAAGTCACCAACCAGATCCAGACCGGCGACGTGTTCATGGGCAACTTCGCGGATCTTCTGATCGGTATGTGGGGCGGGCTCGAACTGTTGGTCGATCCTTACACCCACAGCAAGAAGGGCCGTCTGCGTGTCGTCGTCTTCCAAGACGTAGACTTCGCGGTTCGTCGCACTCAGTCCTTCTGCGTCGGCCGTCCGGACTAATCCGGCAACCAAACGGAAGAGGCCGGGAAACTCCCCGGCCTTTTTCATAAAGAGGAAATCAAATGTCCGAGACTATTCTCTTAAAAGTTACGTCCGCCCTTTGGATTGGCGGAAGCATTGCCAAGGCGGGCGAAATTATCGAAGTTTCCTATACGGAAGCGAAAGACCTTCTCGGTCGCGGGAAGGCGGTTCTCGCGGATGACGCGGACGCGCCGAAAGTTGCGCCTCGCCCTCTCTCCGTGAGCGGCACGAAGGAAGACGACGAAAGCGAAGGCGAGAATGACGCCGAAGCCCCGGTCGAAACCAAGTCACGCCGGAAGAAATAATGCCGTCGCCATCGTGGGATGATCTCGACGTGTTCGTCGCTCCGGAAGACTTCGGCGTCCCGGTCGTTCTCACGATGCAGTCGGGAGCCGTCCGGAACTTCTCCGGGATCTTCGACGACCCCTATCTGAATGCTCAACTCGGAGAATACGAGGCCGACACGTTCCGCCCGCGCGTGACGTGCAAGGAGTCGGACGTTTCCGGCGTGACGCGTGGCGATATGGTCGTCGTCGATGGGAAGACCTTCGACGTATTAAGCGCGCCACACATCGACGGGACCGGCTTCGCGTGGCTCGAACTCGCCCCGACTGATTTCTCGGCTTAACCGTGATCGGCCTTCACTTCGAGATCGAGGGCATCCGGGAGATCCAAGAGGCTCTCGGCGCGACCGATCGACAAGTTCGATTCTCGATGGCGCGCGCATTGGATCGAACCGCCGCGACGCTCCGGAAGATGAGTCAACAAGGATTCCGAACGGAACTCGGATTGAGGCGGACGGAGTTCATCCGGAAACGACTTCGCGAGATGAAGTTCCGAGGGGCGGGCTTCGCCGGGGTTCGTCTCTGGTATGGTCTTAACGATATGCCGATTTCCTACCTCAAGGGCGGCGTGAGGGCGTCTCGCAGATCAGGCGCGAGCAAGAGTTCCCAGATCGGGACGTTTCACTATCCGCACGGGTTCATTTTGCAGAATCCGAAGAACGGCCGCGGGCGATCCGTGTTCTATCGAACCGGCCCGTCTCGCTATCCGCTCAAGGAAGAATCCGCGCCGATCAAGGATCGGATGGACGTTTATATCGAAGACAATATCTTCGATCAGGTTCCCGAGATTTTCTGGCATCACTTCGCGAGCGATCTTAAATCGCGCGTCAAGTTTCTTTCGTGATAGGCCGACATGACCAACGCAAATACGACCGTCTCTCTCGATCAAGTTCATTCGGGGATCATCAACCGGATTAAGGCGAAGTTCCCGGCGCTTGAAACCGTCGAGGCCTATCGTCTCGACCGAAAGTCGCTCAAGGTTCCCGCGTGTCTCATCGAATTAACCGAGATGACGTGTCCCGTCGATCCTGATCCCGGGACGGAGCAACTCGCCGTGATGGCGCGTTTCGAGGCGATGTTCGTTATGAGTTTCAAGCAAGGAACCTCGAACCCGAAACTCGAGATCCGGAAACTCGCGGCCGCGTTCGCCGCCTTCGCTCGCCTTCAGAGGTGGGGATGCCCGATCGGTCCCGCGAACGTCCTCGGCGCGTATCAGGACGACTTCAATCCCGAACTAGATCAGTTTGAAGTATGGCGCGTGGAGTGGGAACAGATCATCCACCTCGGCGATTCAATATGGGAAGCGCCGCCGGATTGGATTCCGACCGAAGTCTATCTCGGCTTCGCGCCGAATGTGGGGCCCGCCCACATCGACGACTATATCGGCCCCCTGACAGGCAACCCCGAGGATAATCTCCCGTGAGCGCCCGTGATTTCGCGTTATCCGAACACGCCCGACAAATCTCCGGGATGCTCCGGATCGGCTCCGTCGTCGAACTCGACACGGAGAAGGCGCGCGTCAAGGTTCGCGCCGGAGGTATTGTCTCGGATTGGATTCCGTGGACGGAACGAAGCGCGGGACCGACTCGAACATGGAACCCGCCGCGACCGGGCGAGCAAGTTCTAGTCGCCTCCGTCCCTGGGGAACTCGAACACGGCGTCGTTATCGGCTCGCTTCATCAAGACAAGTATCCGCACGGCGGGACGACGAAGTATCAGGATAGAACCGTCTATCCCGACGGATCGGTCGTCGAATTCGACGCGAAGACGCACACGCTCACCGTAACGGCCGCGAAGGAAGGAAAGGTCGTCATTAACTGCAAGAACGCCGAGATCAAAGCGACCGGCGAACTCAAGATCGACTCGCCGAAATCCAAATTCACCGGGGATATTGAAGCCGACGGCGACGTGAAAGCCGGAAGCGTGAGCCTCAAGGATCACATCCACGGACAGGTTCAAGAGGGAAGCGCGAAGACCGGAAAGCCCGACGCATAGGAAAACCCTCAAGAGGAATCATGCCGTCCTTGCTCACAGAATGGCGCAATGGACGGAATGAGCATCGCGACCGGGAAGGCGCTCGGCGGTATCGAGCATCTTCGGCAATCAGTTATCGACATTCTCTCGACCCCTATCGGATCTCGAGTGATGCGTCGCGACTACGGTTCCCGGTTGTTCGAACTCATCGACGCCCCGATGAACCGCGAAACCTTCATGCAGTTTTACGCGGCAACGGCGGGCGCTCTCGAAAAGTGGGAACCCCGCCTCGCGATTAAGCGCGTCGCGGTCGTCTCGGCGAAACCCGGGATCGTGGAACTCGATATCTGGGCAAAATACTTGCCGAACGGAAAAGACATTAAACTCGATGGCATCATCGTAAAATGAGCGAAACTCAACTTCCCCTCGACTTGTCTCTCTTGCCTCTCCCGACGGTCGTCGAGGAGATCAACTTCGAGACAATTCTCGCCGCCGAGTTGGCGGATCTCCGCGCGAGAGATTCCGCATATACGGCGACGGTCGAGTCTGATCCGGCTTACAAGATCCTCGAAGCGGCATCCTATCGCGAGACCCTTCTCAGGGCGCGCGTGAATGATGCGGCGCGCCGTCGCTTGCTCGCATTCGCGGCGGGTGGCGACCTCGATCAGTTGGCCGCGTTCTATGGGGTCGCGCGTCAAATTATCGTCGCCGCTGATCCGACGGCGAATCCTCCGATCGATGAAGTTCTCGAGACGGACGCATCCTTCCGGATTCGCGTTCGCGAACACATCAAGGGATCGAGCGCCGCGGGAACGAAGTCGTGGTATCGATATCACGCTCTAAGCGCCACAACCGGCGCGCGCGACGTGGAAGTAGACGCCCCAGAAGGCGGCACGGTGCGAGTTTCCGTCCTCGGCAATACCGACACGGGGGTTCCGACCGAAGCGACCCTCACGGCCGTTTCAGACGTGGTTCTCTCCGATGCGATCCGCGGTCTCTGTCACGCGGTCTCGGTCGTGTCGGCCGATATCATCAACGTCGATATCGAAGCGAATATCAAACTCCTCCCGACGGTTCAGACGGCGTTTATCGATACGATCGACACGACGTTCCGCGCCGCGATCGAATCCTCGCGCGGTCTCGGATGGGATCTCTCTCCTTCGTGGATTATCGCGAACCTTCAGATCGCCGGGGTTCACTCGGTCGAGTTGGTCACGCCGTCGAGCCTGATCTCCGTCGCGCCTAATCAATGCGTCCACCTCGGAACGCTAACCCTCAATTATGCGGGGATGGCGGTCTAAATGGGGGCCTTCCAGACGATCCTCCCGAGAAACTCGACAAGCGCCGAACGCGCCCTCGAGGCGGCGATCATCGCGCCGATCGAAGTCGATGAGGGCATCGATAAAATCGTCACGCTCAAGGAGACTCCGCCGGAGTCGTTTCTCTTGTGGCTTGTCTGGGAATATGGTCTCGAGGAACTTCTCCCTTATATCCCCGACCTTCGCGCCCTCATCGCGCAAGGCCTTATCTGGGAACGCATCAAGGGAACCCCAGAATCTCTCCGGATGGTGTTCTCTTGGTTGCATTACGGCTCACCGGCGGTCGAAGAGGAAGAGCCTCTCTCGGCGCATTGGTTCGAATACATGGCGGACCCGGGCGGCGTTCCGCCCCGCTCCGATATCGAGGGGCTAACGCGTCTCGCGAAAATCACTTCTCCGGTTGGGACGCGATTGTCGCGTCTCTTTCACGGTTACGACGTGCGGAGATTCATTCTCGATCGATCAGATTGGGGCGACCTCCTTTCGGATAACTCCGGCTATTACGACCCGGAATTCGATATCGTTCTCTCCTTCGGACACAACTTCTCATCGGAAGCGCGTCTCGATACGACGAACATCATCGGATCGGGCCAGTTGAGCCGCGAGATCCTGACTCATCACATCTACGAGGATCGGGTCGTCTGGGACTTCCACAAGTTCGGCGACGTTCCGGTTCTCAATTATTCCGCCGGGACATTGCGCGAGCGTGAGAACTACTCCGCCGCGGCCGTCGTCGGCCAGTATTGGACGGGCCTCCCTTGGGTGGCCGAAACTTGGGAAAAACTCGGCTATTTTGTGAGGACAGAACATCATGGCGATCCTGCCTAAATCGGGCCGCGCGGCGATCGCGAAGGCCATCAAAACACAATCAATCCATTTAGCGTGGGGCCTCGGCGATAGCGCATGGACGACGCCGCCTGATGAGAACGCCGAAGCGACCGGACTCATCGCCGAAGTTGGTCGGCGCGCACTCACCGAGTCGGCCTTCGTGGTCCCAGACGAAGCCGGGAATATCGTTATCGACGGCGCGGGAACCTTCAGTCGCACGACCGAAGAAACCAATCAGATTTTCCTGTCGTTCAAGTTCGACGCGACGGATGCTCCGACCGCCGTCATTCGCGAGATCGGCGTCTTCATCGGAACGGTTATCGCCTCGGGTCTCCCGGCGGGACAGAAGTATTTTTCAACCTCCGAAATCGTGGACCCCGGGACGCTCCTCCAACTCGAGAACAAGGTTCCCGTCTATCGGGCCGCGAATACGCGCGAGTCCTTTTCAATTCTGATTACCTTCTGAGGCGGCTAGATGACTCTCTCCAACTATTACGACCGGACAGATCCGGCCAAGAAATACGATCGGCATCTCTTCCGCGCCGGGAAGGGACTTCAGTCGGCCGAATTGAACGAAATTCAGCAAGCGAGCATCTCGCGGATCAAGTCGATCGGCGACGCGATCCTAAAGGATGGCGATATCATCGCGGATTGCGCTTGCTTGGTGAACGTGGACACGGGCGAGACCGTCCTCAATTCCGGCTCGATCTACCTTCGCGGCATGGTGCGCGGCGTTCCCTCTGGGGCCTTCACGATCGCGACCGTCGGAATTGTAACGATCGGCGTTTATCTTTCCGAAGTTGAGATCACCGAAGCAGAAGATCCGACTCTCCGAGATCCGGCCGTCGGAACTCGCAACTATCAGGAAGCGGGCGCGGGTCGTCTCCAAGTCAATACCGCGTGGGGCTTCGCGGGAGATGGTTCCGCGGGCGATTTCTTCCCCGTATGGACCGTGATCGATGGCGTTCTCATCCCGAAGGAACCGCCGCCGAACCTCGACTCCGTGACGAACGCGATCGCGGCTTATGACCGCCAATCAACCGGCGGAACCTACGTCGCGAGCGGCCTTCGTGTGAGCGTCCTCGAGGATCGTCTCGACGGCTCTCAGGTTTACTCGGTCGCATCGGGCGACGCTCGAGTCGATGGCCGGAACGTATCAGTCCCGACCGCTCGCCGCGTGGTTTATCCTGCGACCGCGGATCTCCTTCGCATCACTTCCGAGCCGCACGTCTCGACCGGCACGACCGCGCATCGAGTGACGACTGATAGGTTCCCGATCGCGAACCTTGTCTCCGTGCAGATCACCGCGCAGAAAACCGCGACGATTACTCACGGCGCATTCACGGGCGCTCAAGACGGTCTCCCCGATAACTCGGTTCTCTCGATCCTGTCGGTGACTCAGGGCGGCACGACCTACGTCGCCAACACCGATTACAAGCTGACCGCGGGCAAGGTCGATTGGTCGCCGAGCGGCGCGGAACCTTCTCCGGGCTCCACCTACTCCGTGACCTATCAATACATCACGACGGTTACGCCGACGGCGGTCGATTCTTCCGGCATGACCGTGACGGGCGCTGTCTCTGGGACTCTGATCCAGATCACCTATGATGCGGCGCTTCCGCGTTATGACCGCCTATGCCTCGACTCATCCGGTCAATTCGTGTGGGTGAAGGGCGTCGCGGCCGATTATTATCCGATCGCTCCGAGCGTTCCGAATAACCTCCTCCTCCTCGCGACGGTTTCCCAGACGTGGAACGCCGACTTAGCGAGATCCATTCGGAACGATGGCGTCCGCATGGTTCCAATGGCGGATATCGAAGACCTCCGGAACGGGGTTATTGATCTCTATGACCTCATGGCCGAGCAGAAACTCAAGAGCGACGCGAACGGTCGTCTCGCGGCGGCGACGAAGGGCCTCTTCGTCGATCCCTTCCGGAGCAACGCCCAACGCGACGCGGGCGTCCCTCAGACGGCCGTCACCGCCTTCGGGTTTATGGTGATGCCGATCTCCGAGTCCGTGGTTTCCCTGACTACCCCGGGAAGCGCGATCGCTACGCTCGCGAAGAACGACGTGGCGGAACTCTCTCAGGATCTCCGTTCCGGCTCGATGAAGGTCAATCCGTATATGGCCTTTCAGCCGCTCCCGGCGAACGTCACGCTCACGCCGTCCGTCGATCACGCGGTCTCTGAAGTTATCACATGGGCTCCGGGCATCTTCACAAGCCATTGGCTCGGCCCGCTCGGTCACTATGTCGTCGATTCGATCGTCGTCTCGACTCAGACGCTCTCAAGTTCAACGACCGCGCTCCCGAACCTTCGTCAAATCGACGTGACGTTCTCGATCTCAGGATTCGGCCCGGGCGAAACCCTTTCTCAAGTCACATTCGACGGCATCGACGTAACGTCAACCGTCGCGGGAGTTTAATCGATGACAATTTCAGCAAATAGCGCGGGCGTCGTCTCTGGGAAATTCACGATCCCCGCGAGCGTTCCGATCGGCACGAAGCTAGTCGAGTTCGCCGGTTCCGGCGGCTCGAACGGCTCCGCGAATTTCACCGGCACGAACGAAATCAAGACGACGACTCAGCGCAAAATCACGGTCACGAATTATTGGGACCCGCTCGCGCAGACTTTCACGCTCGATAACGATTCCCAGATTTCGGGCGTCGATCTCTGGATGACTGCGAAGGGCACGACCCCGGTCGTCGTCCAGTTGCGCGAAGTCGAGAACGGTTTCCCCGTGCGTCGGATTCTCTCCGAGGCGATTGTTAAGCCGGTCGATATTGTCACCTCCGGCGGGACGACGCGCTTCGCGTTCCCGGAACTCCCCTATCTCCGCGCGAATACCGAATACGCGATCGTCGTTCTCTGCGATGACGCCGACGCGGCCGCATCCGTCGCGCAGTTGGGCAAATGGGACACGACTCACGGTCGATGGATCACCTCTCAGCCTTACCAGATCGGCGTTCTCCTTTCTTCGTCGAATGCCTCGACGTGGACCGCCCATCAAGACATGGATCTCGCGTTCCGACTCCTCTCGCCGTCCTTCACTCAGACGACGCGGACCATCGATCTCGGGACGACCGCCGTGTCGAACACGTCGGATCTCATGGTTATGGCGGACGTGGATATCCCTTCGTCCTCTTGCCGATGCGTATTCCGATTGACTTTGATCGGCCGCGATAACGAAGCGATCACCGTCGCGCCCTATCAGCCGATCTCCTTAACGAGTCGCTACACCGGGAACGTCAAGATCGAAGCGATCCTGACGGGAACCGCGGACGCGTCTCCGGTTCTCTATCCGGAAGTTCAACTCGCGGTCGGCAACGTGGAAGAGACCGCGGTCTATGTGACCCGCACATTCTCAGCAAATAGCGGAACGAGCCTAGTCGTGATCCTCGACGCGATGACGCCCGGATCTAGCACGATCGGCGTCGAAGTCTTCAATGGGACTTCATGGTCGGCGGTATCATTCGATAGCGGCGCGCCGCTCGAGGATACATGGGTCGAACGCAAATACACGAAGACCGGATTCTCTGGAACCGATGCGCGACTTCGCATCACCATGACCGGGAACGCGGCGGCTCGACCGACGATCCGCAACCTCCGCGCAATTTTCACTTAATCGAGGGCTAGATCGTGCAGGATGACCGCACTACAAACTTAAATCTCCCGAAGCCTTCGGCCGCGAACATCCTGACGGATGACGTGGCGAGAATGCGATCCGCGCTCGACCTCATCGACGCGGCGGTCGCTTCGAAAGCATCGGCGGCGGATATCTCGGCGCAACTTGCGAACCTGATCGGCTCCGCCCCGGCGGCGCTTGATACCCTCGCGGAATTGGCGACGGCGCTCAATAACGATCCGTCGTTCGCCGCTCACACCGCGACGAGCATCGCATCGCTTCAGTCGGCGGTGGCTACCCTGCAAGCGGGTATGTCCACCTACTACACCCGCCAAAAGTGGACCCTGACGGCCGGTCAAACTTCGATCAATACGTCCGGCTATATGGTCGGGTTCGTGCAGTTGTATTTGAACGGCGTCCTATTGGTTGACGGCGACGATTACACCGCGACGGACGGAACGCTAATCACTTTGGCGGTCGGTGGCGCGGCGGGCGATTCCGTCGAGGCGATCATGCTTCACCCGTTCCAGTTGGTGAACACGACTTTCACGGGAAAGACCACGATCGAGGGTCAACTCGATATGCCTCAATGGACGACGGCGACGCGTCCGGCCAATCCCAGATACGGAACGACGGGATACAACACAACCACGAAGGCCCTCGAAAACTACACCGATCAGGGATGGCTTAAAGTCTCCGTGCCAATCCCGATTATCACGTCGAGTTCGGGGAATATCTATTCGGGCGTTACTTCGACGATCACGCTGACGGGTATTAACTTCGGAACGTCGGCGGCGACGGTTACGTTTACTTCTGGTGCAACGTCGGCGACGGCGACCGCTACTCCGGCTAACGGCGGTCAAACGTGCGCGGTTACAGTCCCGGCGGCTATCTATGGCCTCGCGGCGGGAACGGCCGTAACGATTTCGCTGAAGAACGCGGACAACGCATCTTCGGCGGCGCTGACTTTGACTAGCATCGGAATTCCGACCGGCGGGACAATTACCGATGCGGGCGGATATCGTTATCACACGTTCACTAGTTCCGGATCACTTATCGTTCCGGCGGGCTTCGCATTGTCGGTGGGTTATCTAATCGTCGCGGGTGGTGGCGGTGGTGGATACGATATCGGCGGGGGTGGCGGCGCGGGCGGATTGCTCAACGGAACCTCTGCGATCAGCCAAGGAACCTATTCGGTAACGGTTGGCTCCGGCGGAGCGGGATCTACTGTTTCGCAAGCAAAAGGTGGATCAGGCAATAATTCATCCGTTTTTTCTGTTTCCGCTATCGGCGGCGGTGGCGGCGGAAGTTGGCAAAACCCAAACGGACAGGACGGGCTTCCCGGCGGATCAGGTGGTGGTGCGGGCGCGGGTTATGCGGGAAATGCAGTAGCAAACGGCGGTGCGGGAACATCCGGCCAAGGTTATGCGGGCGGTAATTGCGGCGGAAGTAGTGAGGGATACTACATCGGCGGCGGCGGCGGCGGTGCAGGAGCGGCGGGCGCTAGCGGTGGCGCGGGCGCGGGCGGTGGAATTGGTCTCAATTATTCCGCATGGGCAACGGCCACAAACACCGGCCATTCCGGATACTACGCGGGCGGCGGTGGCGGCAATGATAACTCAGGATTGACGCAAGGCCCCGGCGGAACCGGCGGCGGATCGTCGTCTCGATCAACTAACGCAATGGCTAACACCGGAGGCGGCGGTCACGGTGGCGGCTACACCGGAGCAGAAAGCGGAACTAACGGCGGCTCCGGAATCGTTATCATCCGCTACCAGATCACTTAATCGAGGACTAAAACATGGGACATTTTGCAAAAGTAACCGACGGGATCGTCGCTCAAGTTATCGTCGCGGAGCCGGAGTTCTTCGAGACTTTCGTGGACTCCTCTCCGGGCGAATGGATTCAAACTTCCTACAACACGCGCGGCGGCGTTCACATCGACCCGGAAACCGGCGAGCCTTCCGAAGATCAGTCGAAGGCGCTCCGCAAGAACTACGCGGGGATCGGTTTCACTTACGACCGCGAGCGCGACGCGTTCATCCCGCCGAAGCCGTTCGCGTCGTGGACGCTCAACGATGAGTCGTGTCTCTGGGATGCTCCGGTTGCGTATCCGGAAGATGGCAAGCGTTACACATGGGACGAAGCCTCGACCGCATGGGTCGAAATCGCTGATCCCGTCGTCGAGGGCTAAAGGATGACCAACGCGAGAAATATCTCGAATCTCAGCGTCGGCGGGAATAACGGCGCGCTCAAGATCCCAAGCGGAACGACGGCGCAACGTCCGGCGAATCCTCAGAATGGATACACGCGGCACAATACGACGCTAGGGTCTCTCGAGTTCTATGATGCGACTTCAGGCGCGTGGATTGCGACGAACTTGATCCCGGTCGTGAACTCGGTGACGGGTAACGTGTTCGCGGGCGGCGCATCGACTTTGACTCTCAGCCTATCGAACGCGACTGACAAGATCGACGTGGTGTTCACCAAAGCGGGGACCGTTCTCGCGACCGTGGCTAATGCCTCGGTATCGGTCGGAACGGCAACCGTAACGGTCCCCTCCGGTGTTTATAGCGCCGTGACGGCGGGCGATACTGTCGCGATCTCGATCAAAAATCAGGACGGAACTCCGTCGTCGAACAGTCAATCGAAAACGGTTCTCGCTCTACCTACAGGCGGAACGGTTACGACTGTTGGCGGATATCGTTATCACACGTTTGGATCATCGGGGAGCCTTGTCGTCCCTTCGGGGTTTTCTGTAACTGCGGACTTTTTGATAGTCGGCGGCGGGGGCTCTGGTGGGCAGTCAAATAATGGCGCGGGCGGCGGCGCTGGTGGTCTTGTACAAGAATCTTCAACTATTTCCGCTGGGACGTTAACTGTTGTTATTGGCGCGGGTGGATCAGTTGCGACCGCTGGCGCTTCTTCGGCTGGCGCGGCTACTGGGTCAAATTCAAGTGTGACCGGTAGGTCAATAGCAATCGGCGGCGGTTATGGAGGCTCAAATTCAGACCCAAGAGCCGGGGGAAATGGCGGATCAGGTGGAGGCGGTACTTATCAATATGGTGGAGGATCGGGAACTGCTGGGCAAGGCAACGCAGGCGGACAAGGCTACGCAACCGCAACCGCGCCATATTCAGGCGGTGGTGGGGGCGGGGCTGGCGCGGCGGGAGAAAGTGCTTATTCAAAATCGTCTGGTGGTGATGGTGGCGCGGGCATTAACTGGAAATCGCTCGGGAATTACTATGCGGGCGGCGGTGGCGGCGGCACTCACTACGCGGCGGGAGGCGCGGGAGGCGTGGGAGGCGGCGGTGCAGGAGGGAACGGTTCGGTCGCTAATTACACCTCAACGTGCGGGGTATCTGGCTCGACTAATACCGGCGGCGGCGGCGGTGCTGGATCGTTAAATGCTTCCGTCGGGACTGCGGGTGCGGGTGGTCTTGGCGGCTCCGGCGTCGTTATTATCCGCTACGCTCTTTAATTCACGTTAGGACCAGCGACCTAGCCCCTCTCCGGAGGGGCTTTTTTTTGAGGAAAAACCGCAAGAGGAATCCGAGGGACTGTCAAGGGATCATGCAAACTACGGTTATCCGGAACTAACCTTGAATTTCATCCTCTGAGGACTCCTTAAATGCCCGAACAATTCTTGCATGGCGTCGAGATCGTCGAAATCGACGACGGCCTTCGTCCCATTCAGACCGTAAAATCGTCGGTCATTGGTATCGTGGGGACCGCCCCGCGCGCCGATGCGACCGTCTTCCCGCTGAATACTCCGGTCCTAGTCGCCGGTTCTCGGGCTCTCGCCGCCAAGCTAACCGCTAACGCGGGCGCGGACGATGGTTCACTCCCGAGCGCGCTCGACTCGATCTTCGATCAGTCCGGAGCCGCGGTCGTCGTGATCCGAGTCGAAAAGGGCGCGAACGAAGCCGAGACCATCGCGAACGTGATCGGCGGCGTCAATTCCACATCCGGCGAATATGAAGGCGTTCAAGCCCTCCTCGGCGCGAACTCTCTTCTCGGCGTAACTCCGCGCGTCCTGATCGCTCCCGGCTTCACTCATCAGCGCGACTCTGAGAACGCGAACGCGGTCGTCGCTGAATTGATCGGTGTCGCCGAACGTCTCCGCGCGGTTATCATCGCCGACGGTCCGAACACCGTGGACGCCGACGCGATCGCCGCATCGAACGACTTCGGCTCGAGCCGCGTCTATCTGATCGATCCGTGGGTTAAGAAACTAAACGCCGCCGGGAACACCGTCGTCGCTCCGGCTTCCCCCGTGGTCGCGGGCCTGATCTCTAAGTCCGACAATGAGCGCGGTTTCTGGTGGTCTCCTTCGAACCAGAACATCAACGGCATTACCGGCACGGGTCGCGCGATCGACTTCGCTCTCGGTGACGTGAATTCACGCGCGAACATTCTCAACGAGAACAACGTCGCGACGATCATCCGCGAAGACGGTTTCCGTCTCTGGGGAAATCGGACCCTCACAAGCGATACGAAATGGATCTTCCTCTCGGTTCGCCGCACGGCCGATATCATTAACGACTCACTCCTCCGCGCGCATCTTTGGGCGGTCGATCGAAATATCTCGAAGACCTACATCCAAGACGTGACCGAAAGCGTGAATAATTACCTCCGATATCTCACCTCAATCGGTGCGATCCTCGGCGGCAAATGCTACGCTGATCCGGATCTCAACACTCCGGAAAACATCGCGCTCGGGAAGGTATTCTTCGACTTCGACTTCACTCCGCCCTATCCCGCGGAACAGGTCACTTTCCGTTCGCATCTTGTGAACGACTACATCACGGAGATTCTGTAATCATGGCCGCGCGTAATATCCGCAAGAATCTAAACCTCTTCGTGGACGGCCGCGGCTATGCGGGCCAGATCGAAGAGTTCAACGCCCCGAAACTGGCGCTCACCACGGAAGAGTTCCGCGGCGGCGGTATGCAGGGACCCGTCGAAATCACGATGGGCATGGAGAAGATGGAGACCGACTTCTCCCTGATTTCTTATGACGCCGACGTTCTCTCGCTCTTCGGAGTTGTCGAGGGCGCTAACGTCCCCTTCGTCGCTCGCGAGGCTCTCGAGTCTTTCGACGGCGTGGTGACTCCGGTCGTGCACACGATGCGCGGCAAGATCAAGGAAATCGATCCGGGCACGTCTAAGGCGGGCGACATGGCGTCGCTGAAGATTTCAATGGCTCTCACTTACTACAAACTGCAACACGGCGACAAAGTTGTGCAGGAAGTAGATATCGAGAACATGATTCACGCCGTCAACGGCACGGACACCCTAACGGGCATCCGCGGCGCGCTTGGCATCTAATGACGAACAGGCGCGCCCGGTCTTCGGATCGGTGCGCGCTCTTTTTATGGGTGGTTTATGGCTAATGATGATAGCGGCTTTGTGGATATTGATCTCTCTCGCGCAATTGAGATCGACGGAGCGAAGGTTAAGGCCTTGCGAATGCGCGAACCGACTGTCGCTGACCAATTGGCGGCGGATGAATACAAGGGCGGAGACGCCGCGAAGGAACTAATGACTCTCGCGAACCTCTGTCAGATCACGCCGGATGATCTCAAGAAATTGAGCCTCCGCGATTACAAGAAACTGCAAGAGGCATTCTTGGGTTTTATTGCCTGACCCCTGACTATATCCGGCAAGGCGCGCTCGCTCTGGCGTCTCACACCGGATGGGGGGTCGGTGAAATTATGGCGATGAGGGCCTCTCGCTTCGTTTGGTGGCTCCAAGGATTACCAAAGGATAATGGCTAACAAGCAACTCAATGCAACGATCACCATCGGCGGAGCCGTCGCGGCATCTCTGAAGGGCGCGATCGGCTCGACGAATGGGAAGCTACAGTCCATCGGCCAAACGATCGACAAACTCAAAGCGAAGCAACGAGAACTCAATCGCGTAATCAAAGAGCAAGAGAAACTCGGCAAGGGTCCGAGTTTCGCTCGCCTCGAACTCGGGGAGATCAATAAGCAGATCGCCGCGCTTCGCACGAAGTCGGATCTCCTTCGGAAAGAACTCGAACTTAAAAAACGCATCAAGGACGCTCGCGAGAACTTCGCGGGACAAGCGCGCGACCGTGCGACCGCGGCTCTCGCCGTCGGCGCAACCGTGGCTTATCCCGCCTTCTCGATGCTGAAGGATGCGGCGGAGTTTAACTATCAACTCCAATTGATCGGCAATACGGCGAACATGACGAAGGCGGAGATCGCGGATCTCTCGCGTCAAATCATGGAATCATCCGCCGCGACCGGACAGTCGGCGACGACGCTTCAAAGCGCGATCGGCTTCCTTGTGGCCGCGGGCATGGATACGAAGACCGCCGTCGCGAGCATCAACACGATCGGCCGAACCGCTACGGCGGCGGGCGCTGATATCGAGGATCTCTCCCGGGCGGCGTTCGTCTTGAACGACTCGCTCAAGATCGCGCCGAAGGATCTACAAGCGGCCCTCGACACCCTCGCACAAGCGGGCAAAGAAGGGAACGTCGAATTAAAGAACATGGCGAAGGTTCTCCCGGTTCTCGGCTCCGGGATGCTCTCCCTCAAAATGGAAGGACGCGAAGCCGCGGCGACGATGGGCGCGGCTCTGGAAGTTGCGAGGAAGGGCGCGGCGGACGCTGACGAAGCCGCGAACAACATGAAGAACTACATCGCGAAAGTGATGAGCCCCGAGACGCTGAAGAAGGGGAAGAAGAACTTCGGGATCGATCTCTACCAGATCATTAAGGACGCTCAGAAGAAGGGAAAGAACCCCTTCGAAGAGTCGATGAGCGCGATCATCAAGGCGACGAAAGGCGATCAGAAGGCCATCGGCGACTTGTTCCAAGATATGCAGGTCCAGAACTTTATTCGGCCCTTGATTCAGAATTGGGACGAATACAAACGCATTAAGGAAAAGTCCCTCAAGGCGACCGGCGTCACCGATCAAGACTTCGAAAAGATCATGGGGACCTCGAAGTCGCAGATGGACCGCCTTACGGGTTCATTCGGCCGATTGAAAATCGCGCTCGGCGAAACTCTCGAGCCCGCGTTCGCGAAGATTGGAACGGTCCTCGAGCCGGTTCTCGGAAAGATCGAAGCGTTCATCAAAAATAATAAGGCCCTTGTCGGCTCCGTCATGGTCGCGATCGGCGGTCTTGCGGTTCTCGGGACGGCGATCCTTACGGTCGGCGCGGCGCTTGCCGGTATCGGATGGGCCTCGACGTTCGCCGCGAGCGGGTGGCTTGCTCTCTCCAAGGTCGGATCGATTCTCGGTTCCGTCGTGTTCCCGCTAGTCGCTCGAGGTTTCGCGATGATTGGCGCGGCCGCGATGGCGAACCCCATCGGAGCAACGATCGCCGCGATCGCAGTCGGCGCGCTCCTCATCTATAAGTATTGGGAACCGATCTCATCCTTCATGGTGAACTTGTGGAACGGGATCTCCTCGACGGTATCGAGCGCGCTTGAAATAATCCGCTCGACGATCTCGACCGCCTTTACGAGCGTCGGCGCGACGGTATCGTCCGCGGTTGAAACGATCCGCTCGACGGTCTCCGGCGGCTTCGCGAACGTCGGCGCGGCATTCCGTGCGGCGTGGGAACCGATCCGCGGGTGGTTTTCTAGTTTTTGGACCGACATATCCTCCGCGACCACTAATAGCGTCGCCGCAATCCGGAGCGCGCTCGCGTCGGGATTCTTAGCGGTGGGCTCGATTTTCCGTGCGGCGTGGGAACCGATCCGAGGTTATTTTTCCGGGCTTTGGAACGATCTCATGGGTATCGTTTCGCGAGCGATCGAATGGATCACCTCTAAAGTCGCCTCGATGGGCGCGGCAATCTCAGGGCTAAAGAATTCCTTCTCCTTCGGTGGCGATTTTAGCGCGCCGGTTCAGAAAGAGTCGTTTTCGGTCGGCGGCGGCTCTCGGGCTCCGGCGCTTCACTCACCCGGAGGATCTCGGACGCCACCCCCGCCCCCTCCGACGATGAGCGCGCGGAATTCGGTGTCGCAGTCGGCCACCTATCATCAAACCTTCCAGATCAATCAGCAACCCGGACAGTCGGCCGACGATCTCGCGAAAAAGATCGTCGCCAAGATGAAGGCCCGCGATGATGCAGATCGACGCGGAAGGATGTTCGACCCTGTAATCGCGGGTAATTACTGATGGCGCTCCTCGACGTGGGGAATATCTCCCCGATGATTCCGACGACGGTGTTCACCGGCGGGACGAACCCCGTCGCGGCGATCACCGGCTTCGTCCCTCAACTCATGCTCGGCGAGTTTATGTTCTCGCTGAATAGCGCCGCCTATCAGGAATTCCGGCGCTCGACGCAATACAACTGGAAGTCTCAGGAAGTCTTCGGCGAACATGAGATCCTGCAATACTGCGGCCCCGGTTCCGATCAAATCATCTTGCCCGGGCTTATCTATCCCGAATGGCGCGGCGGAACGGGCCAGATGGAGAAAGTCCGCATCATGGCCGCAATGGGAACGCCCCAAATGCTAATCACCGGCACGGGCGGCATTCTCGGACAATACGTCGTCGAACAGGTCGAAGAGACTCACTCGAACATGATCGCGTTCGGCATTCCCAGAAAGATCGAGTTCAATATCACGCTTCGACGCTATAGCGCCGGGACCGGCTTCGGTGAATTGATCTCCGCGATTCAGAGTCTCTTCTAATGGCCGACACCTACCTTACCCGCGACGGTGATGTTCTCGACTGGGTCGTGTGGAAATACTACGGCGCGACTTCGAACCGTTACGTCGAGCAAGTTCTCGAGGCGAACCCGGGCCTCGCTGATTACGGCCCCGTGATGCCCGGAGGCGTTCGCGTTCTCCTCCCGGATCTTGCACCTCCTGTCTCTGGTAGTTCGGTTCGGTTATGGGATTAAGCGAGGTCGGCATCGCGCCTCAGTTTGTCATCACGGCAAACGGAGCGGATATCTCGGACAAGATCAACTCTCGATTGATCTCGCTCCGCTATTCAGACTCGGCCGGGTTCGATTCCGACTCTCTCGAGTTCACCATCTCCGACGGGATCGAGTCATCGCCTGTCGAAATGCCGAACACCGGAGCCGAGATTGAACTCTCGCTCGGATACGATCTCCGCGTCGTGAAGATGGGTCGCTTTATCGTCGATGAAGTCACGCGCGAAGGATGGCCGGAGACGATCTCCGTCCGTGCGCGCTCCGCATCATTCGACAAGGGCAAGAACGGCGAGAAACAACTTCAGACACAACGCAACAAGAAACACGAAAAAGGAACCTTCGGAAAGTTGGTCGAGAACATCGCCAAGACGAACGGCCTTCAGTCCAAGGTTTCGGACTCGCTCTCGAGTATTGATCTCGGCGCTCAACATCAAATCGATGAATCTGATCTTCACTTTCTAATCAGGATCGCGCGTCGTTTCGATGGGATCATCAAGGTCGCCGACGGTAAACTGATGGCGGTCAAGAAGTCGGAGAATAAAACGATGAGCGGCGGATCGCTCTCGATCTCCGTCTCCGTGAACGAAGTCACAAGCTACCGCCTCACGCTCGCCAAGAGGGAAGAATCCGGATCGGTGCGGGCCTACTGGCACGAACACAAGAAAGCGAAGCGACACGCCGTCACCGTCGGCGAGGGAGACCCGGAAACGAGTCTAAAGGGCCTCTATACCGACAAGACCGCGGCCGAGTCCGCGGCGAAGTCAGAACTCGCCCGCCGGGGTCGCCAAAAGGAGAAACTCGAACTCACCCTCCCGGGCCGTCCTGAGTTCGCGGCCGAGGCGGAACTCACCGTCTCCGGGTTCCGATCCGGGGTTAATGGGAAATGGAACATCACAAGCGTCGAGCATGAGATCAGCGCCTCGAGCGGCTACCGGGTCTCGATCGAGGCCGAGCGGACCAACGCGGGGGCCTTTTCGAATGGCTCAAGCGGCACAGATAAGATCGAGGGGGAGGACGACGAAGCCGATCAGGCGACCGACGACGGAAGCAGTTCTCAATGATCCGGAGTGATGCGCCCCGCTTGGTGCACCCAATGGTGCACCCAAGGGGAAAATTCAGCGGCGCTAATTCTGTTTCTAAGTGATTGTTTTTAAAGTGGCGCGCCCGAAAGGATTCGAACCTCTGACCCCCAGATTCGTAGGCGGCTTTTAGGGTATAATTCGGCCTCACTCGGGATCACTAAAAATCACTAAAACACAATAAATTACACGCTTTTTATGATTTAGCGTGATTTAGCGCGGCCCGGGTGATATCAGCGTTAGTGCACCCAATGGTGCACCCAATAGTGCACCCAAAACCCGGGGCCGAATATGCTTACAGACACCGAAATCAAGCGCGCAATCCGCGCCGCAACCAAAGAGACAACCCTCAACGATGGGGCCCACGGACGAGGGTCCGGAAGCCTCCGACTTCGCATCCGGCCGGGGTCGAGCGGGACGACCGCGACGTGGGTCGCGTGGTGGAAGCAAGGCGGCAAGCGGGCGACCAAACCGCTCGGGAAATATCCCGATATGAGTCTCTCGGAAGCGCGGTCTCTGTTTATGTCCGAGGTGGCTCCGGTGGTCAGGGCCGGGAAGAATCCGCGCGTGAAAACCGTCGTCGAGGGGAAGCCGACCGTCGGCCGGATGTTCGAGGCTTACGTCGCGAGCATGAAAGCGAAGGGGCGCGTCTCGGCCGATGAAGTCGAGCGATCACTCCTCAAGGCGGAGCACAACGCCGCCGACGGCCTCGGGCGTCACCGTTCATGCGCGGATATAGACTCGGCCGACGTGGTGGATTTTGTCTCGGGGTTCTTCCGGCGCGGATCTCGAGGACAAGCTGATAAGGTCCGATCCTATGTATCCTCCGCCTTCAATTGGGCGATGAAGGCCGCGCACGATTACACCGTCGAGAACCGGCAAGATTGGGGAATTAAGATCAACCCCGCGGCGGCAATTCCTCGAGATCAAGGCGCGATCGGAAAGCGCGATCGGAATCTATCAGAAGAAGAGATCCGCCTCCTCTGGAATTCAGCATCGCCGGGGATGAACGGTTTCACCATCGAAACCGCCGCGGCAATTCGGACGCTAATCGGCACGGGTCAACGCGTTCAAGAGGTTTTAAGGATCGACGGATCGGAGATCGACTTAAAGTCGAAGACGTGGACCATGCCCGCCGAGAAAACGAAGGGCCGCAAAAACCCGCACACGGTCCCGTTACCGAAGCAAGTCGTCGAGATCCTCGGTGCTCTCAAAGAGCAACGCAAAGACGGCCCGCTCTTTCCCGGTGCGGTAGATGGTCGAATGGATCATCGATCAATCATGCAAGCAATCGACCGATGGCTCGAGTTAAAAGACGTAACCGTTCCGGATTTCCAGACACGCGACCTTCGTCGAACGTGGAAGTCTCGAGCGGGTGAGATCGGAATATCAAAAGAGATGCGCGATCTCATTCAGCAACACGCGAGGAACGACACGGGATCGAAGCATTACGACCGCGGCGAATATCTTCCGCAAATGCGCGAAGCAATGAAAGAATGGGAGAAATATCTCGCGAAGTTGATATCGAAACCGTAACAAGAATGTCCGATAATGTGCGCGTGTCTTTTGAGCGCGCGCATGACGAAGAAAATCATCACGCGAGCAGAAGCGCGGGCGGGTGGCCTTTCCCGGTATTTCACGGGGAAGCCGTGCAAGTATGCTCACATAGCAGAACGGTCGGTTAATAATCGGCGATGCCTTGTTTGCTCGCGCGAGTTCATGCGGCTTGATCGCATTCGGAACCCCGCAAAATACGCCGAGTTTCAGCGTAAATACTCGAAGCGAAATTCCGGGAAGGTCATCGCAAAAAACGCGAGGCGTCACTCGGCGAAGATGAGCCGAACCCCGCCTTGGTTGACGCGGGAGCATTACGCGGAAATGCGAGCGATCTATATCGAGCGACAAATCCTCTCAGAATGGTCGGGCGTCGAGCATCACGTCGATCACATCGTCCCCTTATGCGGGAAAAACGTCTCGGGATTGCACGTCCCGTGGAATCTTCAATTGCTACCGGCGCGCGAAAATCTCACGAAACAGAATTCTCACAATGTATAATCTCCCGCTATGGCTAAATACTCTGAAGGAACATATCTCATCGCCCTATTCGATAAGTATGGGACGAAGATCGAGACACGTCTCGCAGAACACCAACAATTGATCGGCGCGCAGAAAGAAGCGGCCGCAATGCTGAGTGAAGTGATCGCGAGTTTCGCGATTATGCGAGTCATGACGAACTCAATCGATACATTCAGCAAGGAACGATGGTCGAATCCATGATCGCGCTCGGCGTCGCATTGCTCCCGATTTTCATCATCGCGTGGATCGGATATTTATTCGATGGAATCGCAAACGAAATCGCCGACGACGATCAAGAAGTTTAACGCGAGCCAAGAAGAGAACGCGTCTCCGCCTCGAATGGCGATCCGAGGATATCAAGGGAGGCGCGTTCTCTTGTTGGTTTAACGGGTGGCGCATGAAAATAGACGACTTTATCGCGGTCTATGAAGACGTGATCGACCGGCGCGAATGCGCGCGGATCATCAAGGCCTTCGAAGATCGAATCCATCTCACGCAAGATCACGACACGCCGGGTTATAAATTTCTGCAACTCGATTGCAACGAGACCGACCTCGGTGATCTCGCGCGCGAGTTCGTGTCTCACGTCGCGCCATACCTCCGCGCTTACCTAAAGGATCTCGGCCTCGATGAGTTTCTCGAAGTGAAAGCGTTTGAGAATGTTCGGATCAAGAAATACAAAGCCGGATCAGACGACCGTTTTAAGATTCACATCGACGCGGCAAACCGCGAGACTGCCGTCCGGACGCTGATCTTCATTCTTTACTTGAACGATAACGACGGCGAGACGACGTTCCCGATGCTCGGGCGCACCGTCAAACCGAAAGCCGGTTCTCTGGTAGTCTTCCCGCCCTTTTGGATGTTCCCGCACACCGGACAACCGCCGACGACGGCCGACAAGTATATTATGATGAGCGCCGTTCATCACCCATAAGATCGGCGCTTCCGACTCTGAATGACGCGATAGGCCCATCCTTGCGGGCTCGAGTAACCTCTCGACGCGCCAAGCCTTACCAGATCCTCGAAGGACTCCGCCTCGGCTTGCTCACGAAGTCGGCGGCGCTTGATCTCCGCCTTCTCTCTCTCCGTGATCTCCTTCAATTCACCATCGCCGACCGTGATATCGCGCACATTCGGAGCGAGGCGCGCTCCGCAATAAGGACACGCCGGAGGAGCCGGTCTCCGTATCTGACCGAAACATTCAAGGCACGTCACCGGCGGCGGGGGCGAGTTATCATTCGCGCCCTTTCGGTTTTCTTTTTTCCTTCCCTCAAGAGACCATTCGCGGTCCTCATCCGGTAGGCCGTGGCGGTGAATGTTTCCCGCGTGATCGAGAATGATCGCCGTCTTCCCCGGAGCCGGTCTTAACGCGCGGCCGACTTGTTGCAAGTGAAGCGCAAGCGATTGCGTCGGGCGCATTTGAAGAACGCAATCGATCGTTACGTCTTTTTGAGCGATGGCGCTCAAGTCGAACCCCTCGCCGAAGAGATCCACGTTCGAGAGGACCATCAACCGCCCGTCGGCAAAGTCGCGAATGATCCGGGCGCGCTCGAACTTCGGCGTCGATCCGTCGAGATGCGCGGCCGGAATTCCCGCGGCGTTAAATTGCTCGGCGATATGTTGGGAATGTTTAACAGTCACACCGAACGCGACCGATCTCAATCCGTTCGCGTATCGCCGCCAATGCGTGATCGCATCGCCCGTAAGCGTCGGTCGATCCATCACCTCCTCGGTCTCCGCCCTGGCGAAGTCGCCCATCGATTTTTTTATCCCCTTCATATCCGGTTCGCTCGGAGCATATGCTCGATATGGGGAAAGGAATCCGTTCTCGATGAGCCATGACACGCGAGGCCCCAGAACAATCGAGTCGAAGTTGTCGTTTAACCCCTTTCCGTCGAGTCTCTGAGGCGTCGCAGATAGACCGATATTCCAAGCGTCGGGAAAAGCCTCTTGAACTCGAGTCCACCCCGCCGCGCCGAGATGGTGGCACTCATCGAAAATAATGAGCTTCGGCGGAGTCACGACCGCGAGACGGTTCTTCACCGTGTCGATCGAGCAGATATGCACATTTTTTCGGCGGTCGTGCGCGTGGCCTGATGCAATAAATCCGTGATCTATTCCAAATTTGTGAAACGTATATGACGTTTGAGCAACAAGTTCGGCTCGATGGCACACAAACCATACAGGAAGCCCTTTTGATGAGCATTCTCCTGACATAAAAGTCGCGAGCGCAGTCTTTCCCGCGCCTGTCGGCGCTTGCAAAAGAACGCGACGATTTCGACGCATCGCGTCTCTCGCATCATCAACAATTTTTTTTTGATAGTCGCGAAGTTCAACATTTTTCATTTTCGATAACCATGTTTCACGATTGATAATAGCCGCTCGCGTGATCGTTAATGAGTCGAGTTGACTTGCACGATACGGCTATTAAGTCTGAGCGCCTCAAGCGAAAACCAACATCACTCGATCGGAATGTATTATAATCACTCCGCATCATTCGTGATGCGTTTCAATCACAAATAACAATGGGTGAACCATGTTCGAAGCTGGCATTTATCACGATATCTCTAATGAGGATTATCATCACGGACCCGGCGACTCTAAGTCGGATCTCGACCGCGTTCGTCGCTCTCCCTTGCACTACAAAGCAAACAAAGACGCGGCAAACGATAACGAACGCGCAAACTCACCGACCGCGGATCAAGCGTTCGGAACCGCATATCACACATTTATTCTTGAACCTGACGAATTTGATAAACGATACGTCACCGTTCCAGAAGGCGCGCCAAAAAAACCAACGATCACTCAACGCAACGCGGCAAAACCTAGCCCTGCAACAATTGAAGCGATCGATTTTTGGGACAAGTTCGAAGCCGAAAGCGTCGGAAAACAAATCATCGATATCGATGATCTCGACACGCTACACAAAATGGCGGAAGTTTTATCGGATCATCCCGCCGCTCGCGCATTAATGACAAGCGCACCGGGCCGCGCGGAAATGTCCGCCTATTGGATCGACCCGAATACGGGCCTTCTCCTTCGGTGTCGTCCTGACTATTGGCGCGAGGATGGAATTCTAGTCGATCTCAAGACGACCGGAGACGCATCGCTCGCGGAGTTCTCGCGCTCTGTTGCGAAGTGGAGATATCACGTTCAAGCGCCGTTCTATCTCGACGGCACAAATCACGCGATCATTCAATCCGGATCAAAGATCAAGCGTCCGGAACAATTCGTCTTCGTCGCGCAAGAGAAAAAGCCTCCTTTTGCTCCGGCTTGTTACGTCCTCGACGATGAAGGAATGAGGATCGGTCGCGCAGAATATCGAGCGGATCTCGAGCGACTCGCCGAATGCAAGACCTCCGACGTGTGGCCGGGATACGGCGCACAGATTCAGAATATCGGCGTCCCTGTCTGGTATTCAAAGAATGCAGTCGAAGGGGGCGCGGAATGAAAATCAGAATCCAAAAGTTACACCCGGACGCGATCATTCCGAAATACGCAACCGATGGCGCGGCGTGTTTCGATCTTCACGCTTGCTTCGACACCTCTGATTATTCGGCGCGCATTTATCGTAATCAACCGAAGGTTATTCCGACCGGGCTCGCGTTCGAAATCCCTCCGGGTCATGTGATGTTAGTTTTCTCGCGTTCGGGTCACGGCTTCAAGTTCTCGACACGTCTCGGAAATTGCGTCGGCGTTATCGATGCAGATTATCGCGGCGAGGTTCGCGTGAACCTGACTCGCGACGATTCCGATCTCGATATGCTTCAAGTCCGACACGGCGATCGCATCGCGCAAGCGATGTTAGTTCCCTATCCGCGCGTCTCATTCCTCGAAACTGAGGAACTCTCCGAGACGGATCGCGGCGTCGGTGGTTTTGGTTCTACTGGTAAATAATTTCGAGGTTAATATGAGTTTCGAAGTTCGCATCGCCGAGCGTCAAGGCGCTAGGCTCTTAATCCAATTCTCCGGCGTCTCTGGCGGCGGCAAAACTTATTCGGCTCTTCAACTCGCTTACGGTCTCGCCGGTGGCGACGCAACAAAAGTGATCGGCATCGATACCGAAAATCGACGAATGAGTCTCAACGCGAACATTCTTCCCAACGGGGAGAAGTTTCGGATTATCGATTTCTTCGCGCCGTTCTCCCCAGATCGTTACATCGAAGCAATCGACGCGGCTTGCAAGGCCGGAGCCGAAGTGATCGTGATCGACTCCGTTTCGCATGAATGGGAATCCGAGGGCGGTTGCGAATGGATCGCCAATCAATCACGCTTTCCAGATTGGCGAACCGCAAAAGCAAAACACAAGCGGTTCATGACTCATCTTTTGCAATCGCCCGCGCACATCATCGCTTGCACCCGCGCGCGCGAAAAAGTTGATTTCTCCGACCCGAAGAATCCTCGCCCTCTGGGGATTCAACCAATCGCCGAAAAGAATTTCTCATTCGAGGCGACGGTTTCGCTTATGATGCACGACCAAGGCGCACGGCAAGACGTTTTAAAATGCCCTGCCGAACTTCAATCAATACTCGGTCGCGGCCGCGGTTACATCACGCCGGAAGATGGATTCACTCTTCGCGCGTGGGTCGATGGCGGTTCGCAAGTAGACCCGGGAGTCGAGAAGGCTCGCGGGATGCTTCAAAACGTAACCGAGCAAGGGATGACCGCCTTACAAGCGGCATGGCAGGGGCTCCCCTCCGCGATGCGAAAAAAGATCAGTCCAGACGGAAGATGCCCGGACGATCTCAAAGCGTCGGCGCAAGCCTTCGACGAAATGAAACGCGGCGGCGAAGGAGGGGGGGAGTCTTTGGAAAAATTAAATAGCCGCGTAATGGGTGATGAAAATGGATCGGCAATTTCTAACGGTGGATGAACTCATCTCGCGATGGGGAAGCGTAGTAACGCGCGGAACGCTCGCTAATTGGCGAAGTAAACGCGTCGGGCCTCCGTTCGTAAAACTGCGAGCGAGAGTTCTCTATCCTTTGGCCTCTTTGATCGAGTTCGAAGAGAACGGCCTTCACATAAGTATCGGGGATAAAAATGGAGCGAACGATAACTCATAAGCCGTCCCCGGTTCCGGGATATGAAAGGCTCGCCGACGTTCTCGCTCGGGCTTACGCTCAAGCGTCCGTCGGAAAAGGCGCGGAACGTCACTCTCGAGGCGAACCGTTTCACGAACAAGTCATCATCGAAGGGGCTCGCCGGTTTGGAACCGGCGCGCTCCTCTTCCAAGCCTACAAGAAGAGCGAAGAGTCTCAACGATTGCCAAAGGACGCGGCGATCCGAGAGATCCTCGGAGCGATCAATTACCTCGCGGGGGCGGTGATCGCTATCGAACTTCAAGACGTGGGAAATGATGATGGCTGATGAATTCGACCGCGCTTCGGAGATGGAGCAATGGTCAACCGAACTTGCGATTAAAGCGCAATTAACGGCCGCGGCCAGAACTCCGAAGGTTGAGGCGGTCGGATATTGCATCAACCCGGCTTGCGGAGAAGACTTCGAAGAGGAGTCTCTTCGCCTCTACTGTAATGCCGAGTGTGAAAGAGAACATCGGCGCATAAAACAATTTCAAGGATAAAACATGGCTAAGAAACTTTACGACCTCGCCGTTAAGACCGGCGAATATCAAGATCGCTCCGGCAATAAAAAAGGCCGGTGGCAAAACGTCGGCGCAGTCATGCAGAACGATGATGGCGGAAAGTTCATCATGCTCGCGAAATGGTTTAACCCGGCGGGCGTTCCGGATCTCTCCGGCAAGAACGGCGAGTCGATCCTTCTCTCGATGTTCGAACCACGGAACGACAATGGCACTCAAGACGCACACAATACCGGAAAGTCGAACGGTTATCAGTCACAGGAAGCTGACGATTCGATTCCGTTCTAGCGTATAATTGAGACTTGGCTAACCCGACGGGGGACAGGGCGGAATGAATCGCCGCCCTGCCAAGTATTCATCGATTCGACTTCATGAGTGATTCAACATGAAAACCTGTTTCAAATGCGGGGAGCGTCTCCCGCTCGGTCTTTTTTACAAGCACAAGCGAATGGCAGACGGTCACTTGAACAAGTGTATCGAATGCACAAAGCGCGACGTTAGAAAGCATCGCGCGGAGAACGATAACGTCCGCGAATATGATCGTGAGCGATCTAAACTCGAACACCGGATCAAGGCTAACTACGAAAACACTACGAAGTGGCGCTCGGATCATCCGGATAGGGCGAAGGCGCATCGCGCCGTAACTTACGCCATAAGGACGGGCAAATTACAAAAGATGCCGTGCGTTCAATGTGGAGCGGATCGCGTCGAAGCGCATCACCCCGATTATTCAAAACCCCTTGCCGTGGTGTGGTTGTGCCCTCGCCATCACAGGATGCTTCATCTTGCGAAAGCCGGTTAAACGCCCGGATAACTGGAACACGTTCCCATCACCCGAAACGCGCGGGATAAAACCCGTCACGCTTCACGACGGGAGGGTCGTCGATAACTACTCCGAAGAATGGCGTCTCGAATGTGAGGCGCGAACAATACTCAAGATTCCGTCGCTCTACAATCGACGGAGACACCTCGAGGAAATCGAGCGGCGACGCGGCCCGGAAGCCGTCGCGCAGATCAAAACGATGATGCTCGCGCTCTGGAAGAAATGACTCCTGATTAACGCCCCGGTCACTCGGGGCTTTTTTTATCTAAAAGTGTTGACATACTTCAACACTCTTTGAGACAATAGCTCCGCGGTCGGGGATTGGCTCCGATCACCAACAAAGAGAAAGGAAAATGAACAACTTCGCAATCAACCAGATCGTTAAAGGCAAAGTAGCAGGAACCTTTGTCATCCTTGGATTCCGCACAATCGCAAACGAAGAATACGCGCAACTCAAGGAAGTAAATCCCTCCGATCATTCTCAGGTCGGAACCGGCGAACTCGCTCTCCCGATTAACAAACTCCTCGCCATCTAATCAACCACGCGCCAAGGACGGCGCACCTATCGAGAAACAACCATGAGCATGAAAATTAAATTCAAAGATCAGAAGGTCACCGATCGCAATGGCAACTCTTGGATCGTGTCCGGCTATTGGGACTTCGAAATCAGCCAAATGAAACTGAGCAGAATCGAGGGGAATATCAGCAACGAGGGGATCGGCGAAGCCTGTTACAACCTCGCGATCGAAAAGGGGTGGCTCTAATGATCGCCTTCCTTGTAATCGTCGGCCTCGGCCTCGCGCTCTCGCTCTTCGTGTCTCACTTCGTCTATGCGCTAATGGATCGATGGCAGTCGGAGCGCCGCCTCGAGGCGGACCCCGATCGGGCGCGGATCGCCCGGGATCTTTCTTACTCAAAATTGCTTTGAGGTTATTCGCATGAACCGCCCCGCATTCTCTTTTACGCTCAATATCATCCCTAGCACCATGAAGAACGCTATTCTCCTCGCCCTGATGTTCGCCCTTTTTGCTCTTGTGTCCGAGATGGATTATCAAGATGCCATCCTCGCCCACGGCAAGACCGCCGCGGAATGCGAGAAACCCACGACCGCCGAACCGGCCCCAGAAGCCCGGGAGGAAGCATGAGAACCGCGATCGCACTTTTCCTGATCCTCTCGGCTTGCTCCGCATCGGCGGCGACTGAATACCGCAACGGGAAGAACCTTCGCGACGGATGGCGCGTCACGCCGAACCGAATTCAAGGAACCGGCGAGAACTTTCGCAAGGGATACCAGAAGAGCGCGTCCGGGACGTGGTATGGAACCGGGAAAGACTTCGGGAAGTATTACCGCCCGGGGGCGCGATGATCCGCCGAGTTCGTCTCTGGTGGTTCCGGTTCCGAGTTTGGATTCTAATTCGAGAGATTGATCGCATTCGCGCCGAATTGGTTCGCGAGTAAGCGAAACCGCAACCGGGGACGGAATCCCCGGTCTCGAGGCGGTGCGGCGGTTTTTATTGGTCTTGCAACCTTTCTCCCGCAATGCGTGGACTCGAGCGGTTCCCCTCCCGACTGAGGGTCCTTTTTCAAAAATCTATTTTTAGTGGTGGCAATAATGAAAGACCGCGAACTTATGGAGCGGGCGCATAAAGCGCTTATGTTTTTTGCTCAGACCGTCGGTGGTGGCGCACCGACTCTGACCTCTCTTATCGACGACCTTTCCGTCCGTATCGAACAAATCAAAGAGGACGAAGAATATTATTCGCTCTCTAAAGAAGCGCGCGACAAGATGAAACTTGCCGCCAAAGGAAACCGGAACCTCTGGAAGCCGGAATTAGATCCGAAATACCAGAAGGCGAAAGAACTCCGCGGGTCGGGAATGATGCTCAAGGACGCGTGTGGAGCCGCGGGCCTCACCATCGATCAATGGTATCGGCGGCAACGGATCGAGAAGATTGGCACGGATCGCCCCGAGAGGTTCGAGTCATGAGGTTCGATGTTCAAACCCGCTCGCAAGTTGTGAGCCTTCGTCGCGCCGGGATGACTGTCGGCGAGATCGCCGATCGATTGAATCTCAATCTAACATCACAACTCGATGAGATCCGCCGTATCTGCGACACGCTCCCGCGGAAGTTCCAGTTCGGCGAAGTCGGCCCGCGTGGACCCGTTACCAGAAAGCAGGGGGCGAGGCGGTGATCGCCCCTTGTGACTACTGCCATCGAGAGAAGTCGTGCAAGGTCGAGTGTAAGGCGTTCTTGTTGTTCGCTGATGAAGAGAAAACCCGCAAGAAGATAAACGCGCCTCCGTGCGCGTATTGCCCACGTCGGGAATTATGCGCGGTAGAATGCGCGTCTTTCCGAACTTGGGAACGATCGGGGATATGAGCGAACACAAGATCCAGAACGAAATTCGGAACGCGCTATGCGGCGCGGGCCTCTTTTGGCGAGTCAATGTCGGGCAAGCGTGGACGGGTGACGTTCACCGGCTCCCGAACGGAGATATCCTCATCAAGAACCCGCGCCCGTTTTCAACCGGACTCCCGCCCGGGTTCTCGGATCTCTTCGGATTAACTCCGATCACGATCACTCATGAGATGGTCGGGAAACGCATCGGGATATTCACAGCGATCGAGATCAAGTCGGCAAAAGGAAAGCCGAGCGACCGACAAAAATCATTTTTATCTGCGATCCGGAATCAAGGAGGGAGATCCGGAGTTGCTCGATCAATACAGGACGCCCGCCGAGTTATCGCGGGTGAAGATTTACACGAAACGGAATCGCCGACAATTTGAGGACATGAACACAAGAACTCAAAAATTATTGCAACTGATGAGCGAGCACGGCCTCAAGTCTCCGGACGTGGCCGCGATGCTCAAGCGTAACCCTCAGACCGTTCGACTTTGGCGCTCGAACGTCGATCGCACGATCCCGGCGGATGCCCTCGAATTGCTCGAGATAAAATTATCCCGCCACGTCTGATTTTTATTTTGTTTGTTTGTGAGGTTTTTCCGTGAAAAACGACGAATTTTCTCCGGCCTCTCGGCCATTCTCTACCGTGGTTAGTGAAGGCCGGATCAATACCCATATTCTCGACTCTGCCGTCGATGCGAATTCCGCCATCGATGCGGCGAAACGAATTCTCCTCGAGAACCGCGTTCAAAACTTCACGGCGTCCGACGTGGTTGCGCTCGCGCGGCTAATAATCGAGGAACGCTAATGGTTGCCCGCAAATATGACGGGCTAACCCATGACACCATTCAAAACGCCCTCGCCTTCATCGATGCACACAATCGAGAGACGTGGGTCCGGATGGCGATGGCGGTTAAGTCCGAACTCTTCGACGCCGGGTTCGATATCTGGGACGAATGGAGCGCCTCAAGCGACAATTACGACAAGAAGGAAGCCCGCTCGGTTTGGAAGTCGATCAAGGTTTCCGGCGGCGTCACTATCGCGACCCTGATCCGCGAAGCAATCGAGCGCGGGTTCCGTTTTAACGATGACGCACCGAAGGCGGACGAATCCGAGCGTGAGCGTCGCCGGGAGGCTCAACGCGAATACGAGACCCGACAACGCGAACTCGCCAAGCAAGCCGCGGCCGATGCGGCGGCGTTATGGGAAGCCGCGGCCCCGATCTCTGGGGACGCCCATCCTTACCTTCAGCGGAAACGGATCGAGGCTCACGGTTTACGCGTCGGGAAATGGCCCCTCCGTAACCGTGACGGCGCGATTTACTCTCACGCGGAGAATGTCCTTCTAATCCCGATCAAGGCCCGTAATGGGGCTCTGACGAGCCTACAGGCGATCTTCGACGTTCTTCCGAACGGATACTCCTCCGATAAGTCTTATTTCCGGGATGGCAAGAAGTCCGGATCGTTCCACCTGATCGGGTCGTTCGCGAGCGGGACCGTCGCAATATGCGAAGGCTACGCAACCGGGGCGACCATTCATAAGGCGATGGGATGGGCGGTCGCGGTATGCTTCGACCGTTCGAACCTCCTCACGATCGCGGAGAAGCTGAAGCCGACCCTTGAGGGCGTCGATTTCGTGATATGCGCGGATAACGACCAGTTCACCGAAGGGAACCCGGGCGTCACCGATGCGACGAAGGCCGCGAAGGCGATCCGGGCTCGCCTATGCGTTCCACAGTTCCGCGACACGGACACGGAGCCGACCGATTGGAATGATCTTCAACACCTCGAGGGCCTCGAGGCCGTTAAGCGTCAACTCGAGCCCGAGGCGCGTCTCCCTGCCAACGATAACCGCCTCTCGGTTGATTACCTCTCGCCCCTGATCGACACGAACGAAAAGGGACGCCCTCTCGCGACGATCGAGAACCTCCGCGAGATATGCCGTCGGCTCGGGGTTTTGATCCGCTATAACGTGATCTCGAAGGAAGAAGAGATCCTTATCCCCGATGAGGCCTTCACGCTCGATAACGCCGCGAACGCGTCGATCGGCTATCTCATCTCATGGTGTGCGCGCTTCGGGATGCCTTCGGGCAATCTCGGGGATTATGTGACCTATCTCGCCGATAAGAACCTCCACAATCCGGTCGCGAATTGGATCACCTCGAGGCCGTGGGACGGCGAGGACCGTCTCCCGGCGCTCTATGCCACGATTACCGCCGAGGGCGAAGACACCGATCCACGGGCCCGGGAGTTGAAAGAGATCCTCATCCGCCGATGGTTGATCTCGGCGGTCGCGGCCGCATTCGAGCCGAACGGCGTCTCCGCTCACGGCGTTCTAGTCCTTCAAGGCTCGCAATATGTCGGAAAGACGAAGTGGTTTAAATCCCTAGTCCCAGATCATCTCGGCGTCGTTCAAGATGGGATGATGCTCCGCCCGGATGATCGAGACTCGGTTAAACAGGTTTGCTCCTTTTGGCTTGTCGAATTGGGCGAACTCGACGCGACGTTCCGGAAGTCTGATATTGCGGCGCTGAAGTCCTTCATTACCAGAAAGAACGACGTTCTCCGTCGCGCCTACGCTCGGCGGGACTCGCAGTTCGCGCGGCGGACCGTGTTCTTCGGATCGGTGAACCCGAAGGAGTTTCTCCACGACGCAACCGGGAACCGCCGTTATTGGACAATCGCTTGCAAGCGCATCGATCACTCGCATTCGATCGAGACTCAGCAACTATGGGCGCAAGTCCTGACGATTTATCAGTCCGGAGAACCCTACTATCTCCAACCCGAGGAGATGAACGCGTTAAACGATCATAACGAGTCATTCACGGCGACGGACCCGATCGAGGAGCGAATAGTCTCTCGGTTTGATTGGGACGCCCCGGAGGTCGCGTGGCGATGGGTGACGACGACCGAGGCGCTCGAGATGATTGGACTCGAAAAGGCAAACATGAGCGACACCGTTAAAGCGTCTGCGGCGATCCGGAAACACAACGGCGACAAGGCGAAGAGATCGAACGGACGGAATGTCTTGCACGTTCCGCCGATCATCACCCATTCGGAGCCGTTTTGAGTGTAGGGTTAGTGTAGGGTCAGTGTAGGGTTAAACGACCCTACACTCCCCCTAACCCCTTGATTTATATACTTTACAGTAACTTTATAGTGTAGGGTGTAAGGTAATAAGGGGAGATAGATGGAAAAAACAGAAGAAAGAATGGGTTTTATTGCTCTCTCTCGAAGTTCGGATTTAGCCTACACTACCCTACACTCGACGGGTGTAATGCCATGAAATGCAAAGACTTTTTTAAGTGTAGGGTCTAGTAGTGAGCCTACACTCAATAAAACTCCCCGCCTCAGTCGAAGAGATCGCAAGCGTTATCGGACGTGATCGCGCGTTATATCTGATCGGGCAACTTCCGAAATGTTGGGCGGGCATCCCCGGGAAGAAATCAAGCCGGGTGATCCTTTACGTTCCGAAATCGCTCCGGCCCGATCATCCTCTGGTAAATCTCATGGGATGGATCGACGCGAACAAGTTAGTCGCGACCTTCGGCGGCGAGATCCTCACCCCGGCAAACTGTCGCGAGGTTTATCGTCGCTTCCGGGATCAGTCGATCAAGGCGATGTTGATCTCTGGAATGACCGCGCTCGAGGTTTCCGAACTCATGGACGTTTCCCATCGTCACGTTCGGAACGTCGCGAAGGAAATTCCGCAAGAGGAACCCAAAGGAGAGAACGATAACAATCCGCCGGAATAATAATCGGTGGCGGATCATGGCTCAGACAATCGTTTTAAAACTCCTCGCGAACCTACTCCTCGGCTCCGGGGTCTTCGATACGGTCCTTTCGCTTGTGAGGAAGTGGGCCGGAATCCAAGCCTCGAACGCTCAGAAGCGCGAAGGCGTCCTCTCTGATCTTACGATCATGGGCGTTCAAGTCGGCGAATCTACCGCCCGACTCGGTGTCGAACTCGCCGTGAATTATCTCAAGGCGAAGGCATGAACGGCCTAAAGCAGAAATTCGGGCTCACAACCGATAAGGGCATGGACTATATCTCCGTGCTCTTTATGGCGATGAGCGCAATCACTCAGATGGACGCGGGCCATGAGAAATCAATTCTCCTCGGTTTGTGTCTTGTCAGTATGTCCGCCGTCGCCTACCTCACGCGCGGTTCAGCGGCTTCGAAGCAGACTCTCGACACCTCGGAGTCGGCCGAAGACGTTCTCAAGGACGGCCGCGAATGAGGACGAACGCGGCGGGCATTGCCTTAATCAAGAAATTCGAAGGGGTTCGCCTCAAGGCGTATAAATGCCCCGCGGGGGTTTGGACTTGTGGGTTCGGCCACACCGGCCCCGACGTTCATCCCGGCCTCGAGATTAACGAACGTATCGCGGAACAACTCCTGATCGGCGACCTCCTCCGTTTCGAACACGGGGTCGAAGAGTTGCTCGACGGCGTTCCCGCCTCTCTCAATCAGTTTTCCGCGATGGTCGCCCTCGCATTTAACATCGGCCTTTCGGCCTTCTCCCGATCTTCCGTCCTTCGTCATCATCGACAAGGAAACCGCGAACTCGCCGCCGAAGCCTTCCTTCTCTGGAATAAGGCGGGCGGAGCCGTCCTCCCCGGCTTGACACGGCGACGCGTGGCGGAGCGGGGGCTCTATCTCTCATGAGATGGCTTCCGCTCCTTTTCATTCTCTCCGGATGCGTTCAAGCCCCGATCGCTCCGAACCTCAAACTCCCCGAGCAATCTTGCGCGCGGCTCGATATGCCTCCGATCCCGCAAGACGTGAAGATCGAGATCCACGGGGACAACGTGACGACGAACGAAGGCGGTCTTACTGTTTTGCGTGGCTACTCACAGGCGCGGCGCTTACTACGATGAGCGCGTGTTCATGTGAGCCTATTGGTTCGATTTATTTTGAGAGGCTCAATCATGGCTTATCTGCCTACACTCAGCCCACAGGGTTCATTGTTGGGTTTAATTGCGAAGAGGTTAAAAGAAGTCGCTATGAATGACTGGCTTAAACTAGGGATCACCGTCCTCGGCTTCGGGATCATCACATGGTCGGCCGTTCAGCAACACGAATACAGGCTCGACAAACTCGAACAGACATTCGAGGAGCATCTCGATAAACATGACGAGCAAAACTCGGCGATGATTAAGTCGCTCACTCAGATTCAAATCGATGTTAGTCGCCTATCAGCGAAGGCCGAAGAAGCCCTTCGCAATCGATAAGCATCGGATAAAATGAAACGGTCGGCGCGCTAACACCGACCGTTTCTGCAATCGGCAATTTTCAGGAGAAATTGCGTCATGCCTCACCATTCTAATCTCGAGTTCGTTTGTCGCAAATGCGGATATCGCAGATCGAACGAATTTCTCTCCACTCGAGCCAATACTTGCCAACCTTGTTATAGCCATCGGCCGAACAATGGGTCGTTATCGGCTTTCGTTCATCGATACTACGAGAACGTAGAATTCGAGAGATCAGAAACCAAACCTTGCGCTCGATGCGCGAAGCCGGTCATCAAGACGGGAAAGCGTCACGCCGATATTTACTGTCGAGAATGCTATTCGGATGCGCGTTCAAGGCGCAGAGCGAATGAATACGAAAGAGCGGGAAAGGTTTATCGCCGAATAGGCGAAGTGAAGGCCGATCTCGCGCGAGCGCGCTTTGAAAAGAGGATGGATCAATACGCCCGATGGAATGCAGAACAAGCCTTCGATTATTGGATCAGGGTACGGGCAAGCGACGAAACGGTTCGCCTCTGGTATGAGGCGAGCGGGAAACCTTGGGCTAATCCTCGGTTGAGTGACGCGCAACAATACAGGCTTAGATATTCGATTGATCCTGACTTCCAAATAAAAGAGCGCGTTCGTAGGCAACTAACAAAGAAAGCCAAACGAGATGGCGTATCCGAACTAATTCGAGGAGCAATAAGGAGGGGCGGGAAGAGCAGGACCTTAGAAAGCCTTCTAGGCTATTCTGTCTCGGAGCTTCGCGTCCATCTTGAAAGGCAATTCTCTAACGGCATGACGTGGGATAGCTTCATGCGGGGCGAAATACATATAGATCACATTATCCCTCAGAAAGAGTTTGATCTATCCGATGACGATGAATGGCGTCGATGTTGGTGCATGACAAACCTTATGCCTTTGTGGGCTAATGACAATCTAAAGAAGCGGGACAAGAGGGTATCCCTGCTATGACCCCCCCCATGTCGCGGGTCCCAACCCCTCCGGCGGGCCAAGCGGGGCCAGCTACCC